GGGGGTCCCTCTAAACGAAGAGAGCAGTTATGCTATGCCGGTTAAGTCTAAGATAGTTAAGGGTGGTAGTAGCCTCAAGACTGTAGAGTCGGAGGTGCTCATGGAGCAAATCCGTCGCTATGTCCCACAGGTTCACAAGCCCGACGAGAAGATTTTCTCCTCGTCTAAGCTATCACGCGTATCAGCGGGCGTGGACGACGGTTTCTGTACCTCAAGTAACATTATCGATTACGATAATAACCACTTTAAGAGGTTCGGATTCTGTTACCACGCTAAGACGCATCAAGGTGCTGGTCCACCAACAATCGTCCTGAAGCGCTCCATTGTTGAGCAGTTTCCAGACGAGGACCCGAATGAATGGGATTGGGACGACTATTTTGTCCATCAAAATACCATTCATACGATTGTGACGCTGAAGAGCGGCACGGGCATCCTTGGTCCGATTGCTTTCGGAAGTCAGGTGAACTCAGATATATTCTATGATGAGTCATTTGATGCCAAGCTTACAGAGCTGGCGAAGGAAGCAATGGTCGAGATGACGCCGAAACTAGATGATGGTTTCAGCATCCCGGTCTTCATTGGCGATCTTATAGAATGTAAGACGCTTTTGAAAGGCCTTTGGGAGTTAGCGAAAAAGATCCCTAGTATCATCGATACTTTGGGGTACTGGTCAGAGCACGGGTTACCATCAGCATTTTCGCTGACAGGCCCTTGGCAAATGCCCGCTAACAAGATCTCGAACACATACTTAGCGCACGAGTTTGGTGTGCTACCATTCATCAGTGATGTCAAAAAGATAGTTCAGAAGTACTTCGAGGCGGATGTAAAAATCCTTGATTTCCTCGAGCACGAGAACAAATCTATGACGCTTCACTTTGAACGGAAACTGCAAGACTCCTACTTTAGACCGCATACTGGAGACGGTTATTATGTTGGTTTTTCCACGATTAATTTCGAGGATACGGATTGGGACTTCGGTTCCGATTTGATACCACCCGGATTGGAGCTTAATACCTCCTACACCCGGAAAATAACTGATCTCGAGTATCATGCAACGATGCGATTCAAGTACCACCTGCCAAACTGGTCAGTTGGAACAAAAGCCTTTATGGCTTCCTTGGATCACTACGGGATCAATATCAGTATCGCAGATATCTGGGAACTGATACCATTCTCGTTTGTCGTTGACTGGGTCTTCAATGTAGGTTCTTCGCTTGAGCGCCTGTTCAATTGGAACAGCCTCCCCGTCACACTCGAAGTGCTTGATTTCTGTGACTCGCTGAAATATACAGACGAGAAGGAAATCAGGATCACTGGCACAAATTTGCCTGAGTGGACGTCCCTGACAACCAGTCTGAGCAAACGCTCAGACTGTTATCATAGGTGGCCTGGCATCCCGCCAGCCGCTAGCATTTCAGATTCGATACCTCCCACTATCGACACCAAATGGGGTCTTTGGAGGGTGAGTATCGGATCCGCGCTAGTCGGTGGTCGCGTGAAGTTCCGGTTTCATTAAGTCCGGAATGTGATCACCTTAACCTATTAACTTCTAACCGGCACTTCGGTGCCAACAACCCCAAAAATGCTAGCTATAAGCTAGCGGAGGTCCCTATGTTCTCTGATCCACTCGTAGCAGACGTCAACGTCATTTCTGGCGGTGCCGTTACGCGCCCTTTCACGACCGTCAACTATGGAGTCAAGTCCACCGACCGCGTCTATGTAGCCGCGGCGGCAGGTGACCCCAAATCGTTGAAGATCTCCCACACCACTGTGGGGAAGGGCGCTACTGCAAGAGATCGACGGCTAGTAAGCCTCGTGGCTTACCCCGTCGTGGGCGGTGTCGAAGTCCAGACTACACCTTCTTTGAAGGTGCAACTGGTCGTCGACTGTCCTCAGCAAGGCATCACAGCCGCGCAGAAGACAGCGATGTTTCATCAGTTCATTGGACTGATCCGTGGAGGTTCCGGCAATGTCGCCTACGATGGCGTCCCCGGTGACTTCTGGGATCGATTCATGAACGGCGAGGCTTAACACCTCTCGCCTGACTGATGAGACAAAACAACCCCCCGGTGTATCAGAGTCAATAAGGGGCTTAGGATGGAGACCTTCTAATTGAAAAGGAAACCTCAAAAGCCTAGCGACTTGGAGTTTTATCTCCAGGTTGCTCTCCGTGTATACCGGGATTGTGCAGCACTCTGCTGTCTCTCGCCCTCATGCGTCGCTCGAGATTTAGAAACTCTCGAGTTCCGCACACGGAAAGAAGGGATGAGTTTTCTCACGAAAACTCTTCCGGCCCTCGGTAAGTGCCTAGACAAAGCACTTAGCAGGGATGTTCCCTTGCCACAGGGGCATGGCTTTCAGCTTTCAGCTAAAAGTCCCAATCACCCAGTTTTCCTGGGTGGCTTATGGCGTATTATCTTTCCGTCTGATTATAATCAGGGAGAACCAGATAGTAACTATTGGTTGGAGGCGGACGGTGTCCGCTCCGACGAATGGCACTACTGGATGGCAGAGCACACTGGTCAGTATCAACAGATATTGAACCAGGTGCGTGCTGTACGTGCCGTAAGACAGATCACCTATCTGTTTTACAAGCTTGAAGGATCACATAGTGAAGAATCTGAGCAGGCAGCCCTCGAGAGTTTTGTCTCTATCGAGCACCACTTGCCAGAGCCTGACGACGAAATACAGTTGTCAAGCGAGTGTACGAGAGCGTTGGAGAACGCACGGACACTTATTCACTATATCACAAAAGATCTCGATCTCTGTGATATCCTTCCGAAACACGGACCAGGCTCAGTAGCTACAGGTGAGAAGCCGTGGGAGAAATATAATTTCTCACGCTTCTATGAAAAATTGGACTCTGAGTATTCTTACCCAGACTACTTCTTTTTCAATTACACCCACTTAGCTGATGAGCTCGAGACCTTAGAGAACATGACCTCCGAACAGGAGGCCTGCGCCAAAGTGGTGCTTGTTCCCAAGGACTCTCGGGGTCCCCGTATCATTTCTATGGAGCCACTCGAAATGCAGTGGATCCAACAGGGGCAGATGCGAGCTCTAACTAAATATTTAGAGCGACACAAATGCACCAAGGGCTATGTGAATTTCACAACCCAAGAAGTGAATCGGAG